GGAAAGGCCGGATAGGGGCGCGCATCCCAGGCGTAGACGTGGACGCGATCGAGATCGATCATCGGCCCGCCGTAGACGGTGGAGCTCGGATTGATGTCGGCGACATAGCCGGCGTGTGTCGGATCCAGGCCTTCGAGGACCGCCTGGATGTAGCGGCGCTGCGAGAGGTCGTCGCGTGTTCCCAGAGAGAAGTGAGGCAACGCCGATTCCGCGCTCTTCGGGTCGACGAATACGTTCGGCTGGTTCGGCCCCTTGTCGACGGCCGGACAGCCGACCTCCATGAGCCAAAAGGGCTTCGATTGCGGGACCCATGCGGTCGGCGTTGGGGCCTCCGTGCCGCCCGGCCTGTCGAAATGCTGATTGAGCCACCAGGAGCGAATGTCCTTGTAGCGGAACACCCATGGCTTGCCGGCGCCATCAGTGATGGGGGTGCGGACCTGGCTCACGCGGTCGGTGTTGCTGGCGTAGAACCAGTCGAATCCTTCGCCGCCGCGGACATTAGCCTTGAGGTAGGCGAGCTCGTAGATCGAGCGCGTGCCGGCGACTGCATCGAGGTGATCGGAGCTGTCGCGCCAGTCCGCCAGCGGCCAGTAGAGATCAATGCCGATGGCGTCGATGGAGGTCGATGACCAGAGCGGGTCGAGATGGAAATGGACGTCGCCTGACCCGTCCGCTGGCTGATGGCCGAAGTATTCGGACCAGTCGGCGGCGTAGCTCACCTTCACGGACGGGCCGAGAACTGCCTTGACGTCGCCGGCGAGCGCGACAAGGGCAGCGACGGCCGGATATGTCGACGTGGCTGACCGCAGAGTCGTCAGCCCGCGCAGCTCCGAGCCGATCAGGAAGGCATCGACACCGCCGGCGGCCTTGGCGAGCCAGGCATAGTGCAGGATCATGCGGCGAAGGCTCCACTCCGCCGGTCCGGAATAGACGACGGTGTCGCCGGAGAGCGCGAAGTGGGACGGCGCCGCGGCGCCGATGAAGCTCGCGATCTGGGCCTCGACCGCCGTCGTCTTGTCGACGGTCCCGGGCTGCCCCGGAGCAGGGTCGCATGTGATGCGGCCCCGCCATGGGTGGGACGGCTGCGACGGCGCGCCGGTGTAGGGGTCTGGCAAGGCGTTGTCGGCCGGGATGTCGAGCAGGATGAAAGGGTTGAGGGTGACGGAGAAGCCGCGGGCTGCGAGATCGCGTATCGCTCCGATGACGGAGGTATCGTCGGGCGTGCCGCCGTAGCTCGGTCGTCCGTCCGTTAGGCTCACGACGGGCGCGAACTCGCGCGAGAGGCCGGCGACGGACCAATCACGCGGGCTCGTCACCTTCGACGCGGTTTCGACGGCGGGTCGGAGCTGGCATTGGCCGGCACGAAGATCGTTGCCAAACCACGAGACGACGAGGGATGCGGACTTGGTGTTCGGAAGGGTCGCCTCGAGCTGGTCGAGCGCAACCGTCCAGTTGGTGCCGCCCTGGCGTGTGCTGGTGTTCTCGCCGGCACTGGCGCCGCCGCCGGCAACGCGCGTGACGGCATCGACGGCGTAGACGAACTCGCCCGATCCGGGAATCAGAACGACACCGCGAACGAGCTGATTGACGGGATCGACGGTGCGGTGGATCTCGAACGAGAGCTGGGGGATGCGGTTGCCGAACGGGGCGAGCGCGAGGCGCTCGAAGACGATGTAGGCGACTCCGCGGTAGGCGGGCGCGTTGCCTTCGCCCTCGCGGGCCAGGATGAGGGCGTCGGGTGACTGGGTCTCGCTGCCGACATAGAGACGCCATGTGTGCTCGGCGAGATTGATCTCGCGTCCGTCCGCCCAGACGCGTCCGATGCCGGAGATCTCGCCCTCTGCCAGCGCGACGGCGATGTTGGCGTAATAGCGATACTCGATCGTGGCCGACGCGCTGGCGCTGCTGCTTGCGGTGCCCTTGCCGGAGCCGCTGCTCTCGCCGGAGCGGACGATCTCCTCCTCGAAGTCTGTCGCCCAGATGATCTGTCCGCCGAGGCGGGCGCGGCCATAGAGGCGCGGGATGGGAGCACCCTCGGTCGACGCGGTGACGCGGAGGTCGGAAAGGCGCGGGCCAGATACGAACCGCGACTGGCCGGAGGCGCCGAAGAGGGCCTGATCGATGACCGAGCCGGCGAGTGCGCCAAGCTGTGACCCGATGGTGGCTCCGGAGAGCGTTGCGCCGAAGAGCGAGACGCCAGCGGGGAGGAGGGCACCGCCGGCTGCAGCGCCGGCGGCGGCCAGAGCGAGCGTGGCCATCAGGCGCCGATCCCTGGAAAGCTGAAGACGCCAGCGAGCCGTCGCGACCACCAGGCGGAGTAGGGGACCTCGGTCACGGAGGCGCCCTCCATCGCGTGGATCATCGTGACGTTCGATGCGAGAATGGCGGCATGCTTGGCAATCCCTGACGATCGCATGCGGAAGATGAGCACGTCGCCCGGGAGCGCGAGCCCGCGATCTCGCTCGACGAGATGGGTCCGGGCTGCCGCGAGCATCGACTCGTGCCCCGTCGCCTCGTCCCAGTCGCGTGAGTAGGACGGAACGGCCGGGGCCTCAGAGCCGGTGATCTCGCGATAGACGCCGCGGATGAGACCGAGGCAGTCAGCGCCGACCCCGGGCAGCGAGGCCTGATGATGGTAGGGCGTGCCGATCCAGCCGCGGGCCGCGGTCACGACGTCCGGCCGAGTGAAGACCCTCATGCCGCGTCTCCGGAGCCGCGATGGTCGGAGCGCGGATAGGAGCCGACGAAATCGTTGCCGGGCATGTGCGGGAAGCCGCGAAAATTGAGACTATTTGTAAACTTGGCCCGGCAGGTGACGAGCGTCTTGTCGCAGCCAGCAGTGATCTCGAGCGTGTCCGAGGCGGCAGGAGCGACGGCGAGGGAATGCCAAAGCTCGATCGTTGCGGTCGATCCGCTGATCGTGTGACGGCGCACCTCGCTCGAGCGTCCGGCGGCAGCGCCGGAGGTGATGGTGCAGAGCCCGCGATCGAACCAGCCGAGCTCGTAGCTCGTGAGGCCGGCGACAGCGAGAACGCGCTCGCTCGATCCGGCGAGGATGGCGCCAGAGGCGCGCAACGGCGGCGCGGAGAGGGCGACACCACACCTGGCATCGCCGAGGTCGGCGTCGCAGGAGACCTGGTAGAGCCGACCCTTCGGCTGCTGGAGGTAGTGAGCAAGGCCGCGGATCTCGGCCGTGAAGGACCGACCAGAGCGGCTGACCTCGCCGAGCGAGCCTTTCCGCATGAGAACGCGCTGGTCGGGGCTCGACCAGTTGACGCGAAAGATCTCGACGGTGGCATCGTCGAAGAGTCCGGCGGCGAGGCCCTCCTCGTCGAGACGGCTCGAGCTCAGCACGCTCGAAACCTCGAGATTGTCGACGGAAAGGCCGACGCTCTCGCGGATCTCGGAAGCGGTAAAGCCGGCAGCGGCCTCGAAGGTCGTGCCGTCGAAGGCGATGTCGCGGTCATGATCAGTGAAGCCGAGCTTCACGCCATCGCGGCGCGTAAGGCGCCAGCACCAGCAGAGCGTCGTGGCGCCGCTGTCGAGGTGTGCCTGGAGGCCGGAAGGGAGTGTCTTCACAAGCGGATCTCGACGATTGGGATCGAGGGGATCGCGCCATGGCGAAATCCCGAGAGGTTCACGGCGAGCTTATCGGTGTCGAAGCGGACGGGGACATCGAATGCGAAGCCGGCAGTGAGAGCGGCGCCTGCGGACGGAATGTGGCCGGGGAGGAACGTAACGAGGCCGGTCGCCGCGTCGACGGTGAAATCCGTGCCGGAGGACTGCGGAGCCCCGCCGACAGCGACGGCGACGGAGCCGGCGACGGGCTTCGCTATCGTTCGCGTGAAGGGCGCGTGGATGCTGCCGTAGCGCTTGGTCAGCTGGAAGGCGGCGGTCGCTCCATCGCCGGTGCCGAGCGGCTGGTCAAGGGCGGTGATCGCCGCGCCGGGCCGGCTGGAGGTCCAATCCGTGTGGTCCTTCCATCGGAAGCCATAGAGGCGACCGCGGCGCTCCTCGAAGAACTCGATGACGGCGTAGAGGTCATCGATCGACTTGACGCCGTAGCCGGCATTGTAGCTGCGGCGGGACGCCGACCAGCGGGCATTGCGCTCCTCGTGGCCTGAGCCGAGGACGACGATGTCGGTGCGCCGCTCGGGACCGCCTTCGGCACCGAGCGAGATGTCGGTTGGGAAACGCACGTCGTGGAAGGACATGGGCGGCTCAGAGGTTGCGCTGGCCGAGGCTGACGGCCCTGGCGAGAAGCGCACCGAGCTGCGCCTCCGACCGGCGGAAGCCCTCGACGTCGGGCGTCGCGATGTTAAAGGTGAGGGACAGGCCGCGGCTGCCGCTGGCGGCAACCCCGAGGCGCCCATCGGGGCCCCGGGCGAGCGGCAAGATCGCCTCCGCGCCGCGCTCGCCGGCAAGACCCGTCATGCCGCGACCGAGCGGGAAGGTCACCGGGCTCGCTATCACG